GGAAAACGCTTGCTCGTACCACCTCGCTGGATTCTTCACCTATTTCAGCTCGTGATTATCAAGGGAAACGTTTTGATTATAGGTATCTTTATCAAACGTATCTCACAACTCCGCTTTTACGTATCCTCTTTAACAGGAAGGGCGCTCCGCGTATGAAGCTAGCCTTTACTGAGGACCATCCTGACCATGCATTATGTGAGTGTGATTTGCATGTGTCGTCTGTTTTCTCAACTTTTGAGCCGTTCGTTATTATGCGGTATAAAGATGGAGAGAAACGGTCCTTGAATCGAATGTACGCTGAAATGACATCTATGATTATGAGGGATTATATGTGGGATGATGGATTAGTAAAGAATATGCGTCCAAATGTAGTGGCATATGCAGAAAATTTAATGAGTGCAGCTGCTATGAAGACTACGGGTGTTGTGCGCCCCATGTTTGAGGTGGCGAATGATTTTAGTACTGCTCCCAGAGTGCGACCGCTTTGGTTCTTGCCCATTGTGCATGCTTTTGATAAGTTTTATTTTGAGCAGACGGCAGGAGCTGTACCATCTCTGTGGAAATCAGAGTCGGATAACTTGGGCGTTCTTGATGAAATGGGGAATGTACCTAGTTTGTTTACTATGTGTTCGAAGACATTGTCGTGGTCCCATTATGTGTTTGGGCAGAGGTACGGACGAGATTCTTGGTGTTGTACTAACGAGAGTTTTGATCATTATGACGCTCTTAGGCTTTTTCGCGAGTTTCAGATAGTAAATAACTCTCGGGATGCTCACTTTGAGAAGGTTATGTCCTATATGAACAAGGCGCATGATTTATTGTATGATTGTCTTCTTCGTATTGATAAGAAGCATATGCCCGTTGCTTTTGGGTATAATCCTTTACGGATTGCGCTTGACATGAATTTGTATTCGTCGTCGGGCATTCGGCCTGGTCCTCAAAATGTCGTTGGTGAAGCGGGAGGTATTCCCATTGTTAAGTCTGTCACTGGTATGAAGGCTGAACAAGTTGAGCCAGCTGTTCGACAGCACTTTGACTGGGTTCGCAAAACTATGGCAGGTGAGGTAGTGCACCTGCCTTCGTATTGTATTAATAAAGTCAAAGTGGAGCGACGTTGTAAGTATGGCTGTATGGTAAAGGATTTGGATAATATACATCGTAAGAAACGTGTGTTTTTTATAACCAATACTCTTCATCAAGTTCACTCGACGTGGATAAATGGTCCTAGAATTAAAATTGAGCGCGGTCCTGTCATCAATATTGGTCGTAGTTGGTGGTTTGGCGGAGCCTATGACTTTGCAAGGTATCTCCATTATGATGTGAAGAACATGACGTGGCATGAGGGTGACTTTCAACATCACGATAAGCATATTGTGGACTGGCTTTTGTCTTTTTACCAAGCGGCAAATATGCGTTATTATGACTACGATAATATGTCGTCTAATGAGAAGATGTTGTTTCTTCGTGCCAATGCGGAAGCCCTTATAAATATGGTATGTAAGCCAACCGTTCATGTTGGTGGAGTGTGGCAAATTATTGTGGGTGTTTTGTATTCTGGAGGGAAAGAGACGTCTCATGCTGGGTCATGGATCACTGCGCTATGTTTTTGCATCTATATAGTGGATACTATGGCTATATATCCGATGCGAGCGCAGTATATATTAGAGTGTTTGAAACGAGGCTATATTCGTATTTGCGTTTATGGGGACGACCATTTGTGGTGCTGTCCTAAGCGCGTGTCAGACATTCTAAATGAGACTTTATTTGCAGCATGTCTAAAGAAATATATGCATATGGAAATCCA